AAGGACATTTTATAGCAGATGCGGAGTTGTAAACTATGACTTACAAAAAAACTAAAGATCCGATGGGTAATTCTAGTGATATAATTAAAAGGATTGCTGATGGTGCGTGTATTCCTCCCGATGAATTAAATATCGATTACCAAGATTATCTTAAGTGGATCGCAGAGGGAAACACACCACAAGAAGCTGATTAGCTTGACAAGATCAAAAACATATACTATACTATAAATGTCTCTGAGATCCTTGTAGATTTGGGACAGAGATACTTCCCTGTGGTGGGGGAAGTGTGTTGGTGGTAACACAAGGGAGGGCAACCTCCCTTTTTTATTTGTATAAATCATTATTTAAGGCTATAAAAACATATGAACTTCACAGTCTTTTCAAAGAATGGATGTCCTGCGTGTGCAAAAGTAAAAAAAGTATTAGAGTTGACAGGTAGCAAGTTTGTGGTGTATACTTTAGATGAACACTTTGATACAGAAGCATTTTATGAAGAGTTTGGATTTGGTTCTACATTTCCACAAGTTGTGTGTGATGGTAAAAACTTAGGAGGGTCGGTTGAAACAGTTGAGTTTCTCAGAGAACAAAAAATCATCAATAGATGAGCTAAATAAATCAGACCTCGAAATTAATCGTGGTTTTGAATTTATCCTCAATGCAGGAAAAAAGAAACAAGTGACTTCATTTGTTTTTGATAAGATATTTAATCTTTTTAATCGAGAGATTGGTATCTATTTTGAATTTTCTTTGTCGAAAAAGAAATAACATAACCAAAGGAGTATCATGGATATTCAAGTCTTAACCGCACTTGCTTTACCTATTTCAATTATGTTTTTCATAGTTGGAGTTCTAATAGGTTGGGTTGCAAGAGACTATATGATGAATTATCGAGAGATTCCAAGACCACACCCAGAGATGTTTGACATCAATGGAAATTTAGTACCAGATGAAATTGTAGCATTTAGATTTGAAAACAATTATGACAACGACAGCGAAGAAGACGAAGACTAAAAAAGATCCACTCGAACTTCCTTTAAAACCATTTGCTTTTGAAGTATTACACCTTTTGTCAAAGCAAAGATCAAAAGCAAAAAAAGTTGAAGTGTTGAAAAGATATGAACATCCATCACTCAAGGCATTATTCATATGGAATTTTGATGAAACAGTAATTTCTGTTCTCCCTCAAGGAGAAGTTCCTTATACTGGATATGATGAGCAAACATCAAATAGTGGTACTTTGACAACAAAGATCTCTCATGAAGTTCGTAAAATGCATGAGACAGGTTCTTTTTCAATGGGAACAAGTGATAAGCAAGGACATACCACGATTCGTAGAGAATTTAAAAATTTCTATCACTTTTTAAAAGGTGGTAATGATTCTTTGAACAATATTCGTCGTGAAACAATGTTCATTAACATACTTGAAGGATTACATCCATTAGAAGCAGAGATTATTGTGCTTGTAAAAGATAAAAATCTTGAAGAGAAATATAAAATTACAAAAGAAATTGTATCAGAAGCATATCCAGACATTCAATGGGGAAATAGATCATGACTGCATCCAAATTACAAAAACCAGAGAGGAAAGATGTAATCTGGACATCAAAAGAAAAGGAAAATCATAAAAAAGATTATGGTTGTGAGATCATTGTGGAAGATGGCACTATGGAACAAGTTTCAATTACAGCTGCTCCATCTGATGCCTTCATCGTAACTTATATGCACGAGGATAAACTTCATCGTGATCTTACAAGAGGTGGTAGAGTCAATGTATTTGATATGTACTACGATAAATTTAAGATGGGTATAAAGTCCATTGACTATGGCAAAGGCACAATCAAACCTAACCTATGGGGTTATAATAATTCTTCATCCCAAAAGAAAAAACGAAAGTAGTTTCAAAAATATCGCAAAAAAATTTCCCCAAAATTTTTCGTGCGTAGGGTTTTTTGTATCGGTTGTTACCATACTACTTGACTATATAATATGAATGTGTTAATATTAACACAACGTTCAACCTCGAAAGAGGTCGCAAGTAAGCCGACTCGGAACGGATTCGTTCATCCCGTCAGGGACGCAAAAGCCGACTGAAGGAACGGGTATCCACCCTACTACTGAGGACAAGCAAATGGCAACAGTCACTTATCGTGGTGTCGAGTATGACACTGAAGAGTACAACGCAAAAGTTGTTGATGAAGCAGCAAAGCGTGAAAGACACGAACTAATGTATCGTGGTCTAAAAGTTAGAAGTAAGGCATCACCTTGCAGTTAACAAAATATACAGGAGGGTTGATTCCCTCCTTTTTTTATGCTATCATATGTAAAAGTCTTATAATATGGAACGTGACAAATTAAAAGACATTGTTCGTAGTCTTGAACTAATGGTAGATGCATTAAAGGCAGAAGTGTACTCTGATGTTGATTTGTATAAAAATAACGAAGCATTTTCATCTACACCATTAGATTATGATGAAATGTTTGACGATGGATCTGATTAATGAGCAGACAAAGAAAATTAATTAAATTACTCAAAAGATTAATTGCACAAGATCATCTTTATTCAGATGATAAATTAAGAGAGATGAAACAAACTCTACGTCTTGCAGAGGAAGAAATTGCAGCGTTAGAGGCAAAAAATTCAAAGGGATTTAAATGAATGTAGAACTTGTAAGCATCACACCAGATGCAGAGAAAACAATGGCACACATTGCCAGAGTTTCTAACCCTGATAATCAAGATAATCCAAAATATGCAGGATTATTAAGATATTGTATCAAACATAATCATTGGTCTGTATTTGAGCAATCATCAATGACATTAGAGATTGAAACGACTCGTGCGATTGCAGCACAGATATTAAGACATCGTTCATTCACTTTCCAAGAGTTTTCTCAGAGATATGCCGCTAGCACAAAGTTAGGCACTCTCCAATTACCAAAACTTCGTAAGCAAGACGACAAAAATCGTCAAAATTCCACGGATGATCTAGATCCTAAAATAATTGAATCATTGAATATGCAGATGGGTACATTATTTGGTTCTGCGATGGCATTATACAATCAAATGCTTGAGTTGGGTGTAGCAAAAGAATGTGCTAGAATGGTATTACCTTTATGTACTCCTACGAAACTTTATATGACAGGTTCATGTCGTTCTTGGATTCATTATATCGAATTACGTTCCGCACATGGAACACAGAAAGAACATATGGAGATTGCAGAGGCATGTCGTAAAGTTTTTACTGAACAATTCCCATCGGTCTCAGAAGCACTTGAATGGGTCTAAATAACTATACATTAATCAATTATTATGGCAACATATCCTGTAGTAAATACTAAAACTGGTGATAGAAAAGAAGTAGTGATGAGTGTGAATGATTGGGATCAGTGGCGTACTGATAATCCCGATTGGTCAAGGGATTACTCAGATCCATCTACAATGCCTGGTGTTGGAGAGGTTGGAGAATGGAAAAATAAACTTATAAGAAGAAAACCAGGTTGGAATGAGGTATTAGAGAGAGTACAAAAATATCCTGGTGCTCAGAAACAAAAAATTGATTAATGGGAAGAAAAAAAAGTAATGGAGATCAACCCATTGGAGTTGGGTTGACAGCAAAGCAAATGCGTAGAAAAAAACCTATTAATTCAGATTATTTGGTTGATATTCAACCGATAACTGAAAATCAAAAAATATTATTCAATTCTTATAAAGAGGGTAAAAATATTATCTCTTATGGTGCAGCTGGTACAGGTAAAACTTTTGTCACCTTATATAATGCTTTGAAAGATGTGCTTGATGAAACTACACCCTATGAAAAAATCTATATTGTAAGATCACTAGTGGCAACCCGTGAAATTGGATTCTTGCCTGGTGATCATGAGGATAAGTCTGACATTTATCAAGTACCATATAAACATATGGTAAAATATATGTTTCAGATGTCATCTGATGCAGACTTTGAAATGCTTTATGGAAATCTTAAGGCACAAGAAACTATCAAATTTTGGAGTACTTCGTTTTTGAGGGGAACAACACTTGATCGTTCAATTGTTATCGTTGATGAATTTCAAAACTTGAATTTTCATGAATTAGATAGTATAATAACAAGAGTTGGTGAAGATAGTAAAATTTATTTCTCTGGTGACGCATCTCAAACTGACTTACAAAAAACAAACGAAAAAAATGGTATTGTTGACTTTATGAAGATTATAAGATCTATGCCATCATTTGATGTCATTGAATTTGGTATTAATGATATAGTTCGATCAGGTTTAGTTAAAGAGTATCTTATAGCAAAAATGGAAATGGGTATGTAATGTTTGAACATGTTGATTTGG